CGAGTTGCACATTTTGCGCGGGCCTATCACGAAGGGCGGCCAGTGCTACGTGATGATTTCGGAGGTGGAAGATGGAATTGACCGACTGGATGCCCTGCATAACTCCGCCTGTGCGTGACGGCTGGTACGACCTGGAGCGCCGGCTGAGCAACGGCAGCGTAATTCAGGCCGCAGAGCGCATGCGTTTCGCTAACGGTGAATGGGACCGCCATTCGAGCAAATCGGAGATTGGAGTATGGGTAGGGACGGACTACTGGCGCGGGGTAATGAAATGAAAGGCTCCGCCCGCATCCCCACTCCCGCCGAGCAGGAACCCGCGGCGGCAAGAAGAAACTCGACGCTAACGCCATCGCGAACGTTCCGATGGACACCAATGAAACAGGAGAAAGCATGAAACTATGCAAAGACTGTAAGCACATGACGATCCCGCAATACTATGGGTTCGGGCAGCCAGAAATGTGCGGTCACCATCTTGCGCCGGTTGACCCTGTCGGCGGGGAAAAGAATGGACCATGCTCACTGATGCGCTCTCCAAACTGTCTTATCCAATCTTGCGGACCTCGCGGGGATTGGTTCGAGCAAGCGCCTCCCAAGCCAGCCAAGACCTCATATGAAGAAGCGGTGGTTCTCGGGCTGATCGAGCCGAAGAAATCATTCTGGCGCCGTCTGTTCGGCTAACCATCAAATCGGGGAATAAGCATGGAAACCGACGACACTATCATCGACGAGCAGGCTGACCGCTGGGTATGGTGGTGCCGCACGCGCCATTACTTCGCGCCGGCAGTGAAGTCGAACATCCTCGCACGGCTGCAGCCGAAGCGTGGCCGCGCGTTCGACCCTGATGCATTCCTCGACCGGGAAATGCCGTTCTTCAATATGGCCGTGCATGCCCTGTGCGAGCAATACCTGCACGAAATGGACGCGGCCTGTTTCCTCGCGGTGCACTGGTACGGCGCAAACATCAAGGCAGTCGCGAAAGAACAGCAATGCGCGCGCGGGACGATTTATAATCGAGCCAGGCGGTTCGCTCGGCAGGCTCAGTCATTGTCAATCGTCATTCGCAAAGCTCACGAGTCTTTCACGTCGGAGAAGTGTTCAAAATTAGTTGAGCAAAATACCGCTACCATAGATTGAACACTTGGCCCTAAAATCTATAGTTAATAGATAGTCTGCAAAGTTGCCTCTAAACCGCCGATAGTACTTAGGCATCGCCCACCTCTGCGGCACAACGGGCGACTTTCACGCATGGTGATTGGGCCGAGTTGCAAAAGACATCGGGTAGCTGCGCAAGGGCGGAGGCCCAACCAGTCCGGTGGATCAGTCGCCAGTCGTGAGAGTGAATGCGAAAGCGTTACTGATGATGCCGGATCTCTCCAGTTGGCACCAGCGCCGGCCACTCTCAACACATTGCGCAAGCGCGCTACTGGTAATGCCGGTTCGACTCCGGCTCGCTGGCCGAGGTTCGGTAAGGAAAAGCGGGTTCGACTCCCGCACATGTGCCGGGGCAGGTATCAGGCTGTGTAGCCGATGGTTCGGCGGGCCACAAGCAGCACCACACACAACCGCCTTCGGGCGGTTTTTTCGTTTCTGGAGCCCGAAATGCCTCTCGACAAATCCGGCAGCAAAGCATCGGTCGGCAAGAACATCAAGACCGAGATGGCGGCTGGCAAACCTCAGAAGCAGGCAGTCGCCATTGCGATGAGCACGAAAGACCGCGCAAAGATGCCTGAGCGTGGACAACGCACCGCGAAGAGCAAGGCACGCGATCCGAAGAAGACGGGTGAGCGCCTGGCTAAGTGGATGGCTTAGTCCAAAGTAGACAAAAGTAGATCATGGCAGTGGGCAAAAAGACAGGTGGCCGGCAGAAGGGAACGCCGAACAAACTCACCCAGGATGCACGCGCGGCGATCGAACAGGTAGCAGAGGGGCTGGGTGGCGCGCAGGGTATGCTGGCTTGGGCTCAGTCCGACAAGGTCAATGAGCGCATCTTCTGGTCAACGATCTACCCGCGGGTCCTACCGAAAGAAGTGAAGGCTGAGCATTCGGGCGATGTTGGTCTGATCGTGAAGATCGTTCGCCACGGCGACGAAGATGCCTGAGATTCTTATCCCGGCGCACGGGTGGCAGCCTAGAAAGCACCAGCGCCGCATCTGGTCGTATCTGGAGAATGGCGGCCGGTACGCTTACCAGATTGCACACCGTCGCTGGGGTAAGGATGACGTAGCACTGCGCTGGACGTCGGTGGCGGCATTCCAGAAGGTCGGCAGCTACTGGCACCTGTTGCCGGAAGCAGCGCACGCTCGCAAGGCTATCTGGAGCGCGATTAACCCCCATACAGGTATGCGCCGTATCGATGAGGCATTTCCGCTTGCGTTGCGTAAGACGACGCGCGAGCAGGAAATGTTCATTGAGTTCGTCAATGGCTCGACATGGCAGGTGGGCGGCAGTGACCGGTACAACACGCTGGTTGGCTCTTCACCGGCCGGTGTGATCTTCTCAGAATGGGCGTTGGCTAACCCGGCGGCATGGGCATATGTCCGTCCGATCCTGCTGGAAAACGGTGGATGGGCGACATTCATCACGACGCCCCGCGGTCACAACCACGCAGAGAGGATGCTGAAAGCGGCTCGCAACATGCCTGGAGCTTTTGCCGATGTATCGACGGTCAACGAAACGGGCATTTTCACACCTGAGGCGCTTGAGCAGGAAAGGCAGTCGCTGATTGCTGAATACGGGCCTGACTTCGGCCAGTCGATATTCGATCAGGAATACATGTGCAGCTTCGAGGCAGCCGTTCTCGGGGCTTACTACACCGCCTGGATAGCGCAGGTACGTGCCGAGAAGCGCGTCACTGATGTCCCCGTAGACACGACGCTGCCGGTCCATTTCGCATTTGACATCGGCCGCACGGATGACACGAGCATCTGGGCGTTTCAGGTGCCATGGAAGGCTGTTCATGTGTGCGGGTTCCATTCGAGCAACGGTCAGGACGTGGCGTTTTACCTTGACTACCTGTGGACGTACCTGAAAGAGCGTGGCGCGAAGCTCGGAAAGCTGTATCTGCCCCACGACGCGAAGGCCAAGACGCTCGCCAGCATGGGTAAGAGCGTTCAGGAGCAGTTCGTGGACGGCGTCGAGAAGGACGGCACGAAGTTCCCTGGAGTTGGTTGGGGGCATGTAGAGATCGTGCCTTCGCTGAGCGTTCAGGACGGGATTCAGGCGGTTCGTACCATGTTCCCGCGCGTGTGGTTCGACAAGTCGTGCGATGACGACAAGCAGGGCTTCAGCGGTCTAGATGCGCTGACGCAATATCGCCGTGAATACGACGAAGCGCACAAGGTATTCAGGGAAAAGCCGCTTCACGACTGGTGTTCCAACCCGGCTGACGCGTTCCGCATGCTGGCTGTCGCATACCAGGCAGAAAAGGTCGCAGCGCCTGCGCCGCCGCCGCCGAAGTACCCAACCGACATGACCATCGATCAATTGATCGCCCGACAGCGCTCCAAGCGCATCGCAGAGGAAGCCTGACATGCAAACCGGCCCGTTTAGCACTTACAGCAGCGCCAAGGCGATCACGACCAGTGACACCACGCCGCAGACCTACCGCGCGATCTACGTCGGTGGCGCCGGCAATGTTGCTGTCACGACTGAAGGTGGAGATGTGGTGACATTCACCGCGCCCCCGGTCGGCACGATCATCCCTGTGTCTACCAGGCTCGTCATGGCTACCAACACGACTGCAACGCTTCTGGTGGGGCTCGCCTAAATGGCTGACATCGACAGCACGGCGATTACCAGCGTCGATAGCGCCAAGGATTTCGGGCGCGGTCCGCAGGCCGAATATCGCCGCTGGATGGTCGAGCTATCTCTCGCCAAGAAGCGCATGAAGGACTGGCGCGAGAAATGCAAGAAGCTGTGGGATCTGTATCACGGCACGAGCACGAGCCGGAAAAAGAACAGCTATAACGCACTGTATGCGAATACAGAGATTCTGGCGCCGAGCATTTACAACACGCTGCCGACGCCTGATACGCGCCGTCGATTTGCCCAGAATGATCCGCTTGGCAAGGCTGTGTCTGAGGTCATCAATCGCTCTCTGACGTTCAACGCTGAGACGACAGGCTTCGATACCGAGATCCGCATGGATGTGCTGGACATGCTGATTATCGGCCGCGGTCTGTCTCGCGTGCGCTATATCCCTGATCTGGTGCAGGTTGGTGACGTCGATCAGACTGGCATCGAGGACGAAGAGACCAACCTTGAGCATGAGCCGCAGGAAGGCGAGCAGAACGAGGAACTGGCATGGGAAACGGCGCCCATCGAGCACGTCAAGTGGGACAAGTATCTGTGCGGCCCTGGCCGATCGTTCAAGGAAATTCCATGGTGGGCGTTCGAGCACGATCTGACACGCGACGAGCTGGTCAAGCGCTTTGGCGAGCAGATCGGCAATGCCATCGAACTGAATGGCGGCCCGGACGATCCTGAAGCACAGCGCATTAGCGACGACTCCACGAGCGCGCTATTCAAAAGCGCCAAGGTATGGGAAATCTGGGACGGCGACTCGCGCACGGTGATCTGGTTTTGCGAAGGCTATCTGCATGGCCCGCTCAAGGTCGAAAAAGACCCGCTTTCGCTTGAGCGCTTCTTCCCGATCGTGGACCCCCTGAGAGCGATCGACGATTCGGACACATTCGAGCCCGTTCCGCTCTATGAACAGTACAGGGAACAGGCTGAAGAACTGGACCGCATCTCGACGCGCATCAACAAGCTGATTACGGCGCTCAAGGCACGTGCGATCTATGATCCAGGCCTCGGTACGCAGGTCGCTGAACTGTTCCGCGGCGAGGACAACGACCTTATCCCGGCTGATAGCTCGATTCGCCAGCTTTACGAGGCCGGCGGCATTGAGAAAGCGATCTGGTTCGCGCCTATCGACAGGATTATTCAGGTCGTCGAGACGCTTTACAAACAGCGAGAGGAATGCAAGCAAGTCATTTATGAGCTGACGGGCATCGCTGACATCATGCGGGGCTCGACGGACGCGCAGGAAACGAAGGGCGCGCAGGATCTGAAGGTGGCGTTCGGGATGACGCGCCTGTCCCGGATGCAGCGCTCCGTGCAGCGCTATATCCGAGATCTGTTTTCGCTTCAGGCTGAGGTGATGTGCGAGCGCTTCTCGATCGAGACGCTAAAGCAGATGACGCAGGTTCAGTTACCGACTGATGCGCAGGTCATGCCGCAGCGTCACCAGATGATGCAGGCGGCCATCATTGCAAAAGTGCAGGGCCAGCAGGTCCAGCCGTTGCCACCCAAGCCGATCACCTGGGAAGATGCGAAAAAGGCCATGGAGGACGATGCGCAGCGCACTTTCCGCGTTGACATTGAGACCGATTCGACGATTGCGGCCGCCCAGCAGGAGAACGCACAGGATCTTGCTACGGTGATGACGGCTATCGTCACGCTGGTCAAGGAAGTTGGGCCGATGGTGCAAATGGGCGTCCTTCCGTTCCCTGCATTCAAGGAATTGCTGGCTATGACGGCCCGTAAATTCCGCATGGGATCGAGCGTTGAGGATGCAATCGACCAGATGCAGCCGCCACCGCCGCCTAAGCCTGATCCCAAGGCAACGATGCCGCTACAGGTCGAGCAGATGCGCCAGCAGGGCAAGCAGCAGGAGATCGCCGCTGAGGTTCAGGCAGAGCGCGAAAAGGCCCAGATACAGGCGCAGACAGCGTATGCAGAGCAGCATGCCCAGGCATTGCAGGCACAGCAGGAAAACGCCCTTGAAGCTCAGCGCAACCAGTTGCAGGCCCAGAACGAGGCCGCGCTGGAGCGCATGCGCATGCAGAACGACGCAATGCTTGAGCGCATGAAGTCGGAAATGCAGGGACAGGTTCAGTTGATTCTGCAGGCGATGAAAGGACAGACAGCGCTGGAAGTCGCAGAAATCACCACGGGCGCGCAACTTGAAGCGGCGCAGATCAGCGCGGCGCGCGCAGGATCGGAGGCCGAGTAATGCCGATGTACACGACACGCTGCGGCCAATGCGGTCGCAGACAGACCATTTTCCGCCACGTTTCGACTCGCGATGCAGAGTTGCCGGTTTGCCATGGCGCGGCCATGCAACGGGTTATTGAAGCGCCGGCCGTCCATGCCGATCTGCCTGGCTATCAGTCGCCGATCGATGGCAAATGGGTGGAAGGACGTCGTGCCCGCACAGAGGATCTGAAGCGTTCGAATTGCCGTCCGTGGGAAGGCATGGAAACCGAGCGCAAGGAGGCCGTCAAGCGCGCTGAGGAAGCCGACCGGAAGTTCGAAACGCAGATCGAGCGCGGCATTGCCGAGACATTCAACAACATGAGCGCCGAGAAACAACGCGCGCTTGAGACGCTATGACGTCTGCGCAGAAAACAACACAAGCCGCCTTGAGCGGCTTTTTTTACGCCCAAGGAGCCTGAAATGCCGGATACGAACGTGGAAATTGACGACACCCTGCGTGAGACCTATGCCAGTCTGCGCGGTGCATTTGAGCCTGATTTCGCGCAACCGACTGATCCGGTCGAGCCCGCTGAGCCCGCTGAGCCTGAAGAGCCAGTAGAGCCGACTGAACCGGTTGAGCCGAATCCTGATGAGCAGGCTGATCCAGAAGAGCCGACTGAACCTGTCGAGCCGGAAGAGCCCGCTGAACCCGCTGCCACATTCCGGCCGCCATGGAAGAAAGCGGCTCTTGCCGAGTGGGAGAAGCTCCCCCCGCTCGCGCGTGCTGAGGTAGAGAGACGCGAGAACGATTTCCACAGGGGCATCGAGCAATACAAGGAACGTGCTACTGCGGCGCAGGAATGGGAACGCACAACGGCGCCGTTTATGGCAACGATCCAGAGCTTCGGTGTCACGCCACAAGTCGCTGCCCAGGAGTTATTCAAGGCGGATCATCTGCTGCGCTATAGCCCGATGCCGCAGAAGGTCCAGATGCTGATGAAGATTGCCGGGGATTACGGCGTTGACATCAATACACTTGCGCAGGGCATCCAGCAGATTGCCGGCGAACAGGTGTGGCAGCAACAGAATCCAGTCGATCCGCGCGTGCAACAACTGCAGCACGAGATCCAGCAGCTAAAGCAGCAACATTTTCAGACGCAGCAACAGCATGTCCAGGCGGAAGCCTCCGCCATTGACAGCGAAATTGCCGCGTTCGCCTCTGACCCGGATCATGAGCATTTCGGGATTCTGCAACCTGACATGGCCCTGCTTCTGCAGGCCGGAAAGGCCAAGAATCTCGACGAGGCTTATGAAATGGCGATGCGGCAAAACCCGCAGACGTACCAGATTTGGCTCGCTCAACAGCAGCAGGAGTGGGACGCACAGCGGAAAGCGAAGGTCGCGAAGGCGAAGCAGGCAGGTGCAAACGTGGTCCGGCCCAACGGCCGCGCGTCTGTGCAGGCGGCTAATCCGACGCGAACGATGGAAGAGGACATCGAGGCCACTGCACGGCAGCTGGGCCTTCTCAACTGATATAGGAGCCAATCATGGCATCTCCCGGTCAGTCGAGCCTGTTCAACGCTTTCACCGAACTGGTCTCGACAACGTATCGCAATCACCGCAAGGACGTCGCAGACAACGTCTCCAAACACAACGCCCTTTTCCGTCGCCTGACGTCGAAAGGTCGCATCCGTGTGGAAGACGGCGGTCTCTCGATCGTCACGCCGCTTGACTATCAAGCCAACTCGACCTACCAGCGCTACAGCGGCTACGATGTGCTGAACATCAATGCCGTCGATGTGCTGACCGCTGCGGAATATCCGTGGCGCCAGATCGCCGTGAACGTCGCGGCATCGGGTCTCGAACTGCGCACCAACTCGGGCGCGCAGCGCATCATCAACTTCACCAAGGCCAAGATCAAGAACGCCCAGCGTTCGATGGCAAACGGCATGTCGGTCGATATTTACTCGGACGGCACGGCTGCGAACCAGATCAACGGCCTGCAGGCAATCGTTGCGGACGCTGGCGCCGGCACTGTCGGTGGCATCAACGCATCGACGTGGGCTTTCTGGCAAAACCTGGTGCAGTCGGCAGCCGCTCCGATTCAGGGCGGTGGCGCGATCACCCCGGGTGCGACGACGATCGAATCGTTGATGCTCCCGACGTGGATCAAGCTGACCCGCGGCACGGATATGCCTGACATGATCGTTATGTCCGATGACTACTTCAGCTTCTACGAGCAATCGCAGACGAGCCTGAAGCGTTACGCGCCGGAAGACAACGGTCAGGGCGGCATGGTCTCGATGAAGTACAAGACCGCCGATGTGTTCTTCGACTCGTCGGGCGGCATCCCGGCCCAGCACGCGTACTTCCTGAACACCGACTACCTGGAGTTGGTCGTTCATCGCGATGCGAACATGACCATGATGGACGAGCTGCGCAGCGTCAACCAAGACGCCGTCGTGATCCCCATCCTGTTCCAGGGCAACCTCGTCTGCTCTGCACGGTTCCTGCAGGGCGTGATGAAAGCCTAAGGAGGGCGACATGACCACAGCAGCAACCGCCTATCCGCTGATCGGTTCTCAGCCGGTAGGCAATTTCTTCCAGCCCGACACCACTCAACGTCACGTTCTCGGCGCGACATTGTCGGTTGTCGATCCCTTCTGGGGCGGTCAGGAACTGATCTATCTCGGAATCCCGACGTCCACTGCGGTGAAGGTCGGTCAGGCCGTCACGTGGGACACCAGCCTGAACATGGTTTCGCTTCCGAACACGGCCAACCTTGGCGTGCCGGTTGCGTTCGCCCTGAATGCCGTCGCCAGCAATGCGTCGTCCGTTCAGTATGGCTGGTTCGCGATCGAAGGCCAGGTTATCGCACTGTCAACGGCGTCTGTTGCCGCGGCTGCTGCGATCGGCATCACGGGCGCCGGCACGCTGGGCGCGAACTCCGCAGGCAAGCAGATCCTGAATGCCCGCGTGGTCGATCCGGCAACGACGACTGTCGTGAAAGCGAACGTGCAAACGACGAACGGCTCTCCCGTTCTGCGCTGCACGGTCGGTGGAACCGATGGCTGGTTTGTCGGCGCGGCAGTCACGGGCACCGGCATTCCGGCCAGCACGACCATCAGCGCAATCAACCCGGATAACACCGTGGTAATGAGCGCGAATGCGACTGCAACCGGTTCGGTGAGCGTCACTGGCACATACAACGACGGTACGAACTTCTGGAACGTGCTCGTTATCGACCGTCCGCTGGCTCAGGGCGCAATTACATGACATCCGCTGCGCGTCTCGATGGCAAATTCTCGGTGGATTCGGCGAGCGGCTGCTGGACGTGGCACGCCGCTGTGTCGGACAAAGGAAAGTGGGTATATGGCGTTGTTGCGCATCATGGAAAACTCCAGATGGCGCACCGCGTCATGTTCGAGCGACAGATTGGTCCTATACCAGAAGGAATGGAATTGGATCATTTGTGCAGAAACACTCGCTGCATCAATCCCGCGCATCTCGAGCCGGTAACGCACAAGGAAAACATCGCTCGCAGCGTGAACTTTCAAGCATCCAAATCTGAATGCTTGAAGGGCCACCCACTCTCAGGCGAAAACTTGTATGTGAAACCGAACGGGAACCGTGAGTGCCGTGTTTGCCGGAAAGACCAATGGCGCGCCTATAAGGAGCGTCATGCAGCATAAACGACTTCCCCGTCGTCTCCTTGGGGTCTTTCAAGCGGCGCATTCCTTCGGGTCTGCGCCGCGCTTTTTGGAGCATAGGAAATGTCCGACGAAGCACAAGCATTGCCGCCTGGTGACGTTGCACAGGCTGATCCCGTCCCAAACGCTGTCCCGGCTGCGGTAGAGGTTATAGCCGAGCCGGCCTCTGCACCGTCTGTCGATGGCGCCGCTACCACATCGCCCATCGTCGAAAGTTCGCCCGCTGAACCGAAGACATTCGAGCAGCGTGTCGAGGAGCGCTTTCTGGCGGTGGAGCACTTCATCACCGAACTGCCGCATTCGATTCACAGCGTCATGACTCAGGGCAGCATGAGCGCCGAAGAGTTCGGCAAAGCTGTTCTCGCGCATCTGTTCGCCAAAAAATAATCTTTTACCAAGGAGCAAACGATGGAAGTCCAGAAAGGTGTGCGGCCTCATGTGAGGTTCGAAACGCGTTCTGCCGAAGATCGCGCGGCGTCGATCGAAGCAGGCAAGAAGGTCTACAAGGATATCGACTGGGTCATCATCACGCCTCCTGGCGGGAAAGATGTCGTCGAGAACCATGCCGAGCAGTGGCTGGCGAACATCCGCGACCGTGCGCAGGTCGGGCAATACGATCCGGAATGGGTCGAAGCCTTCTCGAAGATGTACGGCATGTACAAGGAAGGCAAGGAACTGCCTGAAGATGGCACGCCGCTGCGCATGTGCACGACGCTTTTCACGCCGGCCGAAATCCAGAATTGCCTCGGGGCAAACGTTCGGACGCTCGAAATGCTGGCCTCTGCGAATGAAGAGGCATTGGGGCGTATCGGGATGGGCGCACGGGCTCTGAAAACGCGCGCTCAGGAGTCGATCAAGGTCGGCGACAGCGCAGGCAGCGCAATGAAGGTCGAAGCGCTCCAGATCGAAAATGCCGAACTGAAAAGCAAGGTTTCAGCGCTGACCGAGATCGTTACGGAAATGCGCGAACAGATGGCATTGCAGGGCGATGCACCGCGCCGCGGTCGGCCGCCTAAACAGGAAGCAGCGTAAGGAACCGATATGACCTGCCTGTCGATCATTCAGGACGTATGCCAGCGCATCAACCTGCCGTCGCCGACTACGGCCGCACAGTCGGCTGATCCGGCCATCCAGCAGGTTGTCGCTCTGTCGCTGAAAGAGGCTGAATGGCAACTCGGCCAGTACGATCCCCAGGCATGTCTGCTCGAAGGTACGTTCACGACGGTTGCCGCAGAGACGCAGGTTGCCAACATCACCTCGACATATCCGGGGATGAAGGCGATTCTGAACGATACGCTGTGGAATCGTAACCTGCGCCGGCCTGTGTTTGGCCCGATGACCGCTCAGCGTTGGGAGCAGTTAAAAGCGATGGTGATGCAGGGGCCGTGGAATCAGTATCAGATCCGCGGCAATGCGATTCTGTTTATCCCGGTGCCGACTGCAGGGCAAAGCATCTGGTTTCAATACAAGTCGGTCAACTGGTGCCAGTCTTCGGGTGGGACGCCTCAAAGCCGTTTCATGGCCGATACGGATATTGGCCTGCTCGATGAAAACGTGTTCAAGCTGGGCATTGAATGGCGCTGGAAGAAGGCCAAAAATCTCGAATATGCGCAGGACTTTGCAGACTACGAAGACGCACTGGCAATCGTGAAGGCGCGTGACGGCACGAAGGACGTCATCAACATGGGCGACGTCCGCTATGACATCTACCCTGGCATTCTCGTGCCGTCTGGAAGCTGGGGGGCTTGATGCTTCGCCAACCTGTGTATGCGCCACGACGCCAGCAACTGGCGCGCACGAAGAATCTGCCTGCTCCGATCGGTGGATGGAATGCGCGGGACTCGATCGCGGCAATGCCAGAGAGCGATGCCGTTATATTGACCAATCTTTTTCCGAACACGTCAGGCGTCGCGCTGAGAAACGGATCGACAACCTGGGCAACGGGGCTCGGGAATCAGGTCAATTCGATCATGGGTTATAACCCGGCGGTCGGGACGTCGAAACTGTTCGCTGCTGCTGGTGGCTCAGTGTTTGATGTGACTGCAGGCGGTGCAGTGGGAGCAGCCGCTATCGGCTCGCTATCAGGCGACAAATGGATTCACACGAATTTTGCAACGAGCGCCGGCCCTTTCCTGTGCATGGTGAACGGTGTTGACGGGTATTACGTCTACAACGGCACGACATGGCAGAACGTGACTGCTGCATCGGCGCCCATATCGATTACCGGCGTCAACCCGAACAATCTGTCCTTCATCACTGTCTTCGCGTCCCGTATCTGGTTCATTGAGAAGAGCACGCTACACGGCTGGTATCTTCCGGTCGGCCAGATTGGTGGTGCTGCCACGCAATTTGATTTCTCGCCTATCTTCAAGCGCGGCGGCTCTCTTGTGTCGATGGGTGTATGGACGGTAGACGGCGGCGAAGGCATGCAGGATTACCTGGCGCTTGTGACGTCAGAAGGTGAACTCGCTGTTTATGGCGGGACTGATCCGTCGTCAGCTACCACATTCTCCAAGTCTGGTACATACCAGGTCGGCACGCCGATGGGGAATAACTGCTTCCTCAAGTATGGCGGGGATCTTCTCTATATCGGAAAAGATGGGCTGGCGCCGATCTCCGATCTGCTGTCATCGACACGTGTCAACACTGAGAAGAATCTGACATACAAGATTCAGGGTGCGATTTCGGCCGCGACATCGACATATGCGTCGAACTTCGGCTGGCAGATGATGCTGCACCCATTGCAGAACCAGTTATACGTCAACATTCCGGTTGCGGTGGGATCGCAGCAGCAATATGTGATGAACACGATTACCGGGGCATGGTGCAATTTCACTGGATGGCCGGCCAACTGCTGGGAGCGCTGGAACGACAGGATTTATTACGGCGGTAACGGTGTTGTCGTTCAGGCATGGACGTCTGCTCTGGATGATAACGGCGCGCAGATCAATGGCGAGGGGCTACAGGCGTTCTCGTATCTAGACAGCACGCAACTGAAGCAGATCACGATGGCGCGCCCGATCATCCAGTCCAGCGGCAACCCTGGGATTCTGCTGGGACTTAACGTCGATTTCGACACGGCAGCACCGGTTGGCGTGCCGTCGTTCTCGCCGTCTCAATATGGACTATGGGATCAGGCGCGCTGGGATGTCGGTATCTGGGGCACCGATCAGGCCATCAAGAAGGACTGGCAGTGGGTCTCAGGCGTGGGTTATACCGCGGCAATGCACATGAAGATTTCCGCTCTGGATATCAGCGTCCAGTGGGTATCGACTGATTATGTTCTCGCTGACGGTGGAGTCCTGTGAAGCGCATCGTCTGGAATGACCATGAGCGCGTGATGCAGTTCGTTGCTACGAAGCTCGGCGTGAATCCATTCGAAAAGTACGCTGCGATAGGTCTTGAGAACGATGGCAACCTGGTTGCAGGCGTTGTGTTCGACAACCGGTGCGAAGCAAACATCATGATGCACGTCGCCTCGGACGGGTCGCGCCACTGGATGACGCCGGCCTATATGGCAGCGTGTTTTGGATATGCATTCAACCAGGAAAAAGTAAATCTGATTGTCGGCCTTGTGCGGGCCGATAACGTCGATGCGCAACGTTTCGACGAGCACTTGGGGTTCAAGAAGCGCGGACAACTCCCGCAGGCTTGCACCGATGGAACGGACTTGATCGTCTACGGCATGTTGCGAAACGAATGCCGATACATCGAAGGCAAATACCATGCGGCACTATTGGCTGACATCCGACGCGCCGGATCTGCCGGTTAGCGCGTTTCGACGCGCGCCGGGACTGAAGCGTCCTGCAACTCTGGAAGGCGGCGGTAAAGGTGGTGGGGGCTCGGCTCCCTCCTACCCTGATCCGAACGTCGTTGCGCAGGCTACAACGAACACAAATGAGCAGACGGCCGCCTATAACAAGGCGCTTAATCTCAATAATTACACTAATCCGTTCGGGTCCCAGCAAACTGTCCAGACTGGCACAGATCCAAACACTGGCGCGCCTATCTATTCGACGACTGTCGGCGCCAATTCACAACTACAGAACGCCCTTAATGGGCTTCTCTCCCAGACTGGAAACAGTGGCACAGTCAATCAGGGAGTCATGAACGGCCTGTATGGGATCAATGGAAAGCTTGACACCATAGGTTCCGAGCAGCAGCAACTGGGGCAGGGCTTTGGGAATCTGTCCGGCATGACGACCGGGCTGGCTGGACAGCTTAATCCTCAAGTCGCTCAACAGGCGCAACAGCAGGGTCAGAATGCAGCGTATGCAGCCCAGACGCAGTATCTCGATCCGCAGTTCTCGCAGCAGAAAGAATCCCTCGATGCGCAACTCGCCAATCAGGGGATTACGCCGGGCTCGCAGGCGTACGACAATGCAATGCTGAATTACAACAACACAAAACAGCAGGCATATAGCAACGCGCAGAACCAGTCGATTCTCACCGGATCGCAGATCGGCACCCAGAACTTCAATAACCAGCTTAACGGACTGAACACGCAAGCCGGCCTATATGGACAGGCAGGCAACCTGCTTCAGGGCCAATTGGGCGCAGTCAATGCGAACGCTGCGGGTCTTGGTCAGCAGGCGGGGCTATTTGGTCAGTTGGCGGGCGTGGGTCAATTGCCTTATTCGAACCTCTCAACTATCGCCGGCATGATCCCAGGCTATTCGGGGACGTCCCAAAGCGCAGCTTCGCCGGCCGACATCGCAGGTCTTTACAACAACCAGTATCAATCCCAACTCGCCGGCTACAACGCAGGCCAGTCGTCATCGAATCAGTTGATGGGCGGCCTGTTCGGGCTTGGCTCGTCTGCGCTCATGGCTTACGGCATGTCGGACCGTCGAGCCAAACGCGATATTCGCCGGATCGGGACGTGGGGTAATGGCCTGGGTGTCTATACGTATCGGTACATGTGGGAGAAAGCAGGACGTCACATTGGCTTTATGGCTGATGAGGTTCGCAAGGTCGCGCCAGCCGCGGTCATGCGTTTTGCAGACGGTTTCGATCGGGTGAGCTATGTCCTGGCTATTCGGTGATTCGCTAAGCGGCGGCAACTATGACGACCCGCTCGGTATGGCGGGCTCGAAGTTCCAGCGATACACGGACCCTCTGGCATGGGTTGGCGGTCAGAAATACATCGATCTGACCAGCAAGAAAATACCACGAGAGGTCAACCGCGCGTTTTCCAGTGTCGTCACACCGATTGACAAGGCAACGGCGAGCATCGATCCGTTGTATTCGCAGACAGCCGGCATTCATAACTGGGTCGATCACAAACCCGGTTCGACGGTCGGCGCGGTGGTCGGCTCGATCTTTACCGGTGGTGCTTTGGGTGGCGCGCTTGGCGCTGGGGCAGAAGGCGCTGGCGCTGGTGCAGCGGGAACCGGAGCGGCCGGCGCAGCGGATGCTGGAGTAGGTGCTGGCGCCAGCGGCTTTACGGGCGCTTTCAGCGGCCCCGCTGCATTCGGCGATGCCGGTCTTACAGGAACGGTCAGCGCTGGCGGCTCAGGGCTTGGCGGCGTCATGGGTGGCGCTGATATGGGCGGTGCTCTTGGATCGTCTCCTACCGGCCTGTTTAGCGGTCTGCTGCCTGGTGGTGGAATGAGCGGCACGGCGAGTGGCGCACTCGGCGGCGGCCTGTCGGGTGAAACGGCTGGAGCATCCGGCATTGGTGGAGCATCGATGGGCGGCCTGAACATGGGCAGCTTCACGAATCTGGCGCAGCAATTGATGCAGCAGCAAAGCCAGCAACGCCAGCAGCAGGCGCAGCAACAGCAGGGCAATTCTCAGGCTGGTTTCCAGAGGCTTGCTCCACCTACTGCCACGCTACTGCCTTTCCAGCCGGCCCGGATGATCCCGGCAGATAATGCGCAGCAACTGTATGCCGCGCGTCTCGCAAACTATGGAGGCTACTGATGGCAGCAGCCGGTGGTGGAATGACGGTCCTCCCGCAGTATCAGGGCGACTATTACACGCTACAACGTCAGCAGGCGCTTGCGCAGGCGTTGGCACAGCAGGCGATGACGCCGCAGCAGATCCAGCCTACGGGATCGGGCCAGTACACAGTAATGCCGAAGTACAACATCGGCGCTGGTGTCGCGCAGCTTGGACAGGCGTTGCTCGCTGCCAAGCTTGGCAACCAGGTGTCTGAGGGAATGCAGAACCTCGGGCAGAACCAGTGGTCAGCATTCGGCGGCGGCGCTCCTCAAGCGACCCAGGGTCAACAGCCAACCCCACAGGGAACGACGCCCAACCCGTTTTCAGGCGATCAGGGCGGTGCCGCTGCTGGTTCAACTCAGGCAGACTCTCCCCAGCCCTCCCCGATGGCCGGCAATGCTACGCCGATGAACCCGCTCGGGATGAATCCGGCTTTGGCTTACATGGGATATTCAGCCGACCCAGGGAAGTACTTCGAAACCCAGGCGCAGGCGTATAAACCCGCAGACATCTCCAATCAGATTCGCGCGGCCGGCATTGACCCGGCAAGTCCGCTTGGTCGCCAACTCGCACAAACTGCGCTGGCAAACTCACTGGCACCACAGATGGAATCGTTGCGTCCGGGTGGCTATGCGATGAATCGGACGACTGGCGAAGTGCAGCAGATGCCGCAAGTTCCAGAGGGGTTCACGGCAATCAAGGGTGAGGATCATCAATGGCATATCGTGCCGGTTGACGGAGCTACCGGAGCCATGACGTCATCTGCGGCGGCCAATGCAATCGGCAAAGCATATGGAAGCGTGGGCACCGGCTATCAGAACGGTCAACCTGTCTACGTGAACAACGGCGTAATCGCATCGCAGACTGCCGCGGGCGGTCAACCTGCTGCGCCGGGTGCGAGCCAGGTCAACCCTGGACGATTCGGCGGATATCAATCGCCGGGGGGGACAGTTGCGCCCGCACTTGCGCCAGGCGTCTCGGGTGCTGCCGAAAAGGTCTCGGGTGCCAATGCTGATCGCTACAACCAGGCCGTTCAGTTCGGCGTGGATAGCCCGACGCGCCAGAACGTGCTCGATAACATCATCCAGCTTTCGCAATCAGGCGTTCAGACTGGCCCCGGCTCCGACTGGCAGAACAATGTCAAAGGGATGATTGCTAATACGCCTGGCCTGAACAAGGTTTTCCCCAACTGGCAAGGCAGCGTTGGCGACTATCAGGAATTGAAAAAATACCTGAACCAGAACGGCCTGCGTGCATGGCAAGCTGCTGGCGGAACTGGCACCGATTCGCAGATGGATGCGGCAATGCATGCCAATCCGAACGACACCATGTTCCCTCAGGCGCTTCAGACGATGGCTGCATGGGCGAAAGCAGGCGAACTTGCCGGCACCGCGCGCGCCAACTTCTACCAGCAGTACAAGCAGAATAACGGTGGCGTTTCCAACCTCGATCAGGCCGATCAGACCTGGCGCAATAACTTCGATCCGAAGGTGTTCCAGTTGCAGACGTATTCGCCAGCGCAGCGAACCGCGCTCCTGAATAGTCTCACCCCTACGCAAGCCCAGCAGCTGATGCAAAAGCGCGCGTGGTTCAAACAGAATGGATTGCTGCAATGAGCGCTGCCGACTTCGATCCCGTTTTCCAGTCTGCCGGCTCGCAGTATGGCGTCGATCCGGCCGTCCTGAAGGCGCTCGCGCAACAGGAATCGAACTTCAATCCGAAGGCAGTTAATCCGGAGACCGGCGCTGCGGGAATCATGCAATACATCCCCGCTTCTGCCAAAGCGCTTGGCCTTGACCCGATGGACCCGGTTGCATCGATCAACAATGCGGCGAAGGATTTTGCGGGTAACCTGCAGCGCTTCAACGGCAATGTCGAACAGGCAGTAGCTGCGCACTTTGCAGGCCCGAATCAGAAAATGTGGGGGCCAAAGACGAACCAGTACGTTAGCGATGTGGCGAGCAAATACGCGGCGATCAAGCAGAGCGGCGGCTTTGCACCAGGTCCAGATTCTGCACCCGCAAACCCAAGCCAGCCGGACGACATAGACGCCATGCTTGCATCGCGCGCAGCAGGTAAGCCCGCGACCGCACAGGCGCAGCCGCAAGCAGGGGTGCCGGCCGCATCCGACGATCCCGTAGATGCGATGCTCGCCGCGCGCGCGTCCGGGCAACAGATCCCGGCGTCGGCAGCGGGCGGTGCGGGAGCCGCGGCAACACAGACCGCTGCCGGGCAATCTCAAGGGCAATGGCAGGTTCCAGGCTCAGTTACCATGGGCGCAGGCGACATCATCAAGGGTGGCACGCAAGGAATAGTGCATGGTCTTGCGTGGCTCGCTAACAAGGTCGCGCCTGAATCGCAATTCGCCAAGGATGCGAACGCTGCCATTCCGCAGATGCAGCAGACCATCACACAGCAGGATCAGGCCTATAACGCTCAGCGCGCGACCCAAGGCGGTTCTGGATTCGACTGGGGAAGAGCTGGAGGCCAGGCGCTTGCCGCGGCTCCTCTTGCTGCAGTAATGCCGACTGGGTCCGGGGTGCTGGGTACGATGGGCGCAGGCGCACTCTCGGGCGCCGCGACTGGCGTGCTTCAGCCGGTCGGCCAACTTCAGCCAGGTCAGACTTATGCAGGCGAAAAACTCGGTCAGGCTGCGACAGGGGCAGCGACTGGCGCCGTCGCCGCACCGCTCGCGAGCATGGTCGGCAAGGTTGTATCCGGTGTCGGCAGTGCAGCGCAGAAAAAGCTGGCAGATGCTGGAGTGACCATGACTCCAGGGCAGATCCTGGGCGGCGGCTTTGCGAGAACCGAGGACAAACTTACCAGTGTCCCAGTGCTTGGCGATCTCATCAAAAACGCTCAACAGCGCTCCGTCCAAAGCTTCAACAAGGCTACATACAACGAGGTCCTGGCGCCGCTAGGGCAGAAATATAGTGGTCCTGTGGGTAATGAAGGCGTGCAGGCCGTCCAGAGCACGATCAGTAATGCCTACGATAGCGCTCTCTCGCGCATGAAGTTCAGCGCTGCCGATCCGCAATTCCAGGCTGATATCTCCAATCTTTCTGGGCTGGCCCAAGGTCTGCCGCCCGCGCAACAGCAGACGTTTTCGAACGTGCTGAAAACTCAGATTTTCGGCAAGCTTTCTCCGCAAGGTGAAATGGACGGGCCCACCCTCAAAGGCGCGCAGAGCGAATTGTCGCGTATCGCGCGTGGCTACGCAGGAGACCCTTCATTCGATAACCGCCAACTAGGTCAGGCAATCGGTGAAATCAAGAACGCCATTGATTCATCGCTACCGCGCTATAACCCGCCTGATGCGGTGAAAGATCTCGCCAATGCGAACGCCGCATATGCCAACTTTGTACGCTTGCGCGGCGCCGCTTCGTCGCAGGGAGCAATGAACAACGGCGGGATATTCACTGCAGCGCAACTGCAAAACGCGGTGAAATCGGCTGATAAGTCTGCTGGGAAAGGCGCTACGGCCACTGGCAACGCGCTGATGCAGGACCTGTCCAGCGCTGGGCAGCAGGTTCTGGGATCGAAATATCCGGACAGCGGCACAGCAGGCCGATCAATGCTTGGGCTGGCTGCCGGCGCAATGGCAGGGCACGCATTTCTTCCGCCGGGCGCCATTGCTCCTGCAGCGCTCGGAATGGGTGCTGCTGCGTTGCCTTACACGGCCCCAGGCCAGCGTCTCGCCCAAGCCCTCCTGATGTCACGGCCTGCGGGGGCGGTCCCAATAGGGAATGCGCTTACGCGCTATGGGGTCCCATTGGCCCCGGCGCTTGGCGCTGCGCTCCTCAATGGCGTCACACCATCGGTAAATCACTGAACGGATTTTAGGAAAGCAGGCGCTGAAAATCGCCACCAGTGATGACGTCAAGATGATTCGTAATGTTTGATCTGACATAGAGACTCCAGAGGCCGTCACAGAGCGGCTAACGCATTCTAGACCATGCCGCCTCGTGCGGCTTTTTTTATAACGGGGCCTTCAAACAGGTGATGGGATGGCTCAAAACATGACGGGGAAGCCGATGAACAACGCCGATTCGATCTGGGCAACGATCGGTAAGAACCTGCCGCCCATCGTTGGTAACTGGTGGCTATGGCTTGCCAATCACGAACTCGCATGGTGGGTTTCCCTTGGGACGCTCCTCTACATAGCTTCTCAGCTTTTCTGGGGATGGATGAAGTATTTCCGCGGAGGCTATGCAGATGACGAGCTTTGATGATGCATTCGACGCGCTGATCGGCAACGAGGGCGGCTATTCGAACAATAAATCCGATCCAGGCGGCGAAACCATGTGGGGCGTTACGGCGCGTGTCGCGCGCGCTGCTGGGTACACAGGTGCAATGAAAGACCTGCCGCGCGATACCGCGAAGGCGATCGCCAAAAAGCTTTACTGGGACCCGCTACACCTTGACGAGTTCGACCCGCGCGTCGCCTTCCAGATCTTCGACGCCAACTACAATGGCGGCCATTGTGTGATCTGGATGCAAGGCGCGGCCGGCGCAAAGGTTGATGGTCTGATAGGACCGCAGACTATCGCCGCAGTGAAAGCCGTACCACCCTGGCAATTCATCCTGCGCTGGAATTCCCTGCGACTGCGCTATTACACGTCGCTCAAGAACTGGCCAGCATTTGGAAAGGGATGGGCTAATCGTGTTGCAGACAACCTGAAACGTGGAGCGTCATGATGTTTATTCCCATTGCGATGGCGCTCGCGCAGTTCGCGCCGATGATTGCCGGGCTGTTCGGTGGCTCGAAAGCCGAAGACGTCGCAAAGCACGTGGTGGGCATTGCGTCGGCCATCACAGGGCAGTCCGCACCTGACGCCGCGCTCGCTGCCATTCAGGCCGATCCGAACCTCGCCATGCAGTTCCAGAAGGCCGTGCTCGATCAGCAGGCGCATCTGGCCGAGCTTGCGCTCGAACAGGAAAAGGCTGAACTCGCCGCAGAAACGGCAAACGTCGCAGCCGTCAATCAGACCATGCAAACCGAGTCGAAAGCCGATCACTGGCCTACCTATAGCTGGCGCCCGTTCATCGGCTTCATCTTCGGAATCATGCTGCTCGGCGATTACTTCGTGATCCCGATCCTGCAGGGCTGGTGGCCGAAGATTCCGCAGCCGACGATCCCGCCAGAAGCATGGGTTGCAATCGGCGGAGTGCTCGGTGTGGCCTCATTTTTTCGTGGTAAGGCGCAGGCCGATCCGCGCATCACAACCGACAACAGGGGATGACGATGAATTCCGTTCTGAGATACGTCATGAATTTCCTCATCCTTCTGGACGAGGCGTTAAACACGCTGGCGGCTGGCTCCCCCAATGAAACGGTGAGTGAGCGCGCTGCGAAGGCAAGAAACGAAGGGCGGAAATGGGGCTGTGTTCTCTGTGGCTTCCTGAACCGCATCAATCCGGGGCATTGCGACAAGGCTCTGAAATCTACCATTGGCGATGACGCCGTCATTCCTGACTAAAGGGGAATCAAATGCCACGCGACGGAAGCGGTAACTACTCTTTGCCGAGCGGCAACCCGGTAGTGACCAACACAGTAATTTCCTCGTCAGGCTGGGCCAATCCCACGCTTAGCGACATTGCGACAGCTATCACGCAGTCTCTCTCGCGCGACGGACAGACGACGCCAACTGCCGATCTGACGATGGGCAATTTCAAGCTCCGCAGCCTGGCTAATGCTATTGCGCGAACGGACGCGGTTCCTGCGGGACAGATTCAGGATGGCGGCCTTATCACACTGGGGAGTGTCAGCGGCACGGACACGATCACGGCCAGCACGGCACCGGCAATCACGGCTTATGTAGCAGGCCAGGCATTCGATCTGCCCGTCGCTGGCGCCAATACCACGAATAACGTCACTATCAACATCAATGCGCTCGGCGCAAAGAATGTGACGAAGTTCGGCGGCATCGGTCTCGTTCCAGGGGATCTTGTGGGTACTGTTCGGATTCGTTATGACGGGACCCAGTTCCAGTTGATCTCGCCAGCGGCTGTTGCCATGGCTCCGGTAGGTACATCACGAAACGTTGCGATGAGCCTGACCGCAGCAGCAACATCTGCGACGTGGACCGCCGATGAGTTTGAGGTCAAGTCAGCCCTGGGCGGAACAGGCCAGTTACTGACTAACCTTAACCTGACGTTCAACGGTGCGACGACAGGCGCCGGAGGCATGGATACCGGCGCGATCCCGAACAACGGCTTTGTCGGCGTCTATGTGATCTGGGGGCTTGGCAAGACCACGGCTCTATACGGCACGAATGCGAGTGCCGCATCGAAGCTGAGCGAGGTCTACACGGGTGGTACAGGCTTGCCAGCGGGCTACACGCAATCTGGCCTGATCTCAATCGTACCGACAAATGGTAGCGCTCAATTGATTGCCTGCTACCAGCAGGATAGAACGATCTCCTTCCCGGCGGTAACTGCCGTTACGAGTTCTGGTACTGTAGGTTTTACGACTCTCAGCATTGCGACGCTTGTCCCATTCAACGCCAAGAGGATCGATGGTGGGATGTCGGTCACAGTAAACAACACTGGGCCCGCCTCGATCAACGTGTATGGTCGCGCGGTTCAGGCATCGTCTTTCGCGATCAGTATCACGGGCACCACAGGAGGATGCGGCACTTCCTCCGTATTCGCCAATCTGGTTATGGCGCTTCCGCAGACGATTTACTACAACACGTCAACCAGTGCAGGGGCGATCACGAACTTTGCGATCACACTGTCCAATTACACATTCTGATCATGATCAACGTCCAATTCACAGACGCGAGCGCCCAGATTATTCAGGCCTATCTGGCATCGCCGCAAGACCCAGATCTATGGCCCAATCAGGGAACTGTATCGACCTCCGACCCGCGCTGGAAAACCTTCTATGACGCCGTCTATCCTTTCGGGCCGCCGATGTGGGGCGGCATGCCAGAACCGACGACAGATTGACAGTCTCGTCATTTCAGCGAGCGCACGACCTGCTCCAGCACATCCGCCTCCCGCTGCGCCTTGATCGCGTACAGTGCCTGCGTCGGGTGCACACCGTCGCTCAGCATGCTTGACCAGTTCGGCAGCGTCTTGATGTAGTCATACTGGTCGATCACCGGCACACCTTTCTCCTGTCCAACCGCGGTCACTACAGCCGCCATATTGGCAACTCCCTCCTGCATGCCCTGTGATTGCGTCAGGCTCGGCGGATTCGGCTGTTCGAGCACTGGCGTTTTCCCCGCGGCGCGCACCGTGTCAACGAACGCTTCCAGACACTGCTGAAACTGCGTAGGCGAGACATACCCCGGATTCGTCGGGGTTCCGTCATTCATGCCGAAATTCTCCACGACGATCTGCGACGGGTCGGACGCCAGCCTGGAGGCGAGCGTGCTGCCGAACAGATACACGCCGTTCACGTCCTCGCAGACTGTGGCATTGATCACGCCGTAGTTATAGGTCGCCAGCAGGTAACCAGAGCCGATCTCGCCCAGCAGGTCGTCATGCAGATATTCAACCACGGTCGGGCTGGCGCGCTTGTATGCGCCGTTCTCGTAGGTGACGCCCCACATGGTAGAGTCGCCCTGCATGTTGATGATCACCGGCTTTGGCTCAGTAGCCGATGAAGCGGCCGGCGAGCTACTTGACCCTCCACCACCACCACAAGCGCTGAGGATGACGGACGCAACGACAACCAGAAATAGAGCTTTCATTTTTCGACCCGATATGAAGATGAGACGTGGAATTTTCGGCCTCTGTATGGCATTGATTGCCGCGCCTGCAGCCGCTGACACGTGCGCCGACCTCGTTAAAGTAGCTGACCGCGTGGCGGACATAAGGGATGCCGGCGTTGAGCAGAGGATGCTGCGCGAGTTGCCGGAGGCTACTGGCGATAGCCGGAATGCCGTGCTAACGCGTGCGCTCGCTGACGTGGCCTATCGCTATCCGAGGGCGGACGGCAGAACCCTGGCAGGGATATATCAACCGGCATGCGCGCGGCATCCAGAGGTATTGACGCGCTAGAATGGATGAAGCTCATGATCCGATCTCCGTAAAAGGTCGGTTGTGGGTTAGGGACGGCAGACGTTGGCGCGTCTGTTTGTCCCGCTTCAACTACATTTCCCGCTCTGGCAGCTCCGTCGAGTGCTTAAAAAGTGCTTATGAACCCGCCAGATTCCCTACTGTAAGCCGTGTTCGACCGACTCGGGATCGGTCTTCATACTTTCTTACCTTCCCCGCCTGGCAATGCTTTCAGCCGGTTGTTCCTTGCCTGCATTGGACTTCAGCCTCTTTTGTTGGTCGTGATTCAGTGACGTTTCGTAACGTTCAGACTACATTCTAGTGCTTATTTTCGGAGTCGGTGCTAAATTCGGTGCTAAATTTTTGTCCATAAGCACCGAGGATATGCCCCATGGGAACAATCACCCCGCGCTCCACAAAAAGCGGCTTAGTGTACACCGCGCAAATCAGGATCAAGCGTGGCGGCAAGGTCGTGCATAGCGAGTCAAAGACCTTCGAGCGGAAGGCAATAGCGCAGAAATGGATGACGATGCGAGAGGCTGAATTGCATCGTCCTGGCGCCCTGAACATGGGCCCTGATCCCAAGCTGTCCGAGGTCGTGAATAAGTATCTGGAGGAATCCACCGGCCATGTCGGGAAGACGAAGCGCCGGATACTGGAGACGATCGCGGCTTCAGATGTCGGCGAACTGAAGTGCAGCGCAGTGACCAGCGTTGCACTGGTGGACTGGGTGAACACGCTCAACTGCAAGCCGCCAACAAAGCGAACCTACATCTCGCACCTGTCTCCGGTCTTCAGGGTGGCGCAGGCGGCCTGGGGTTACCCGTTGCATAAGCAGCAGATGGAAGATGCCGCGGTCGTTCTGAAAAAGCTCGGAGCCACCGCTAAATCAGCGGAAAGAAATCGGCGTCCGTCTCTGGAGGAACTGGAAACGATCCTGAGCTACTTCAAGGAAGTGGAAGCGAGACAACCCGGAGGCATACCTATGGTTGCGCTGATCGTGTTTTCGATCTTCAGCGGGCGCCGGCAGGGAGAGACGTGCAGAATACTGTGGAAAGATGTGGAGCCGGGTCGTGTGCTCGTTCGGCAGATGAAAAACCCAGAAAAGAAGCTGACGAACAACGTCTATTGCGACCTCACGCCAGAAGCTCAGCAGATCATTGAGGCACAGCCACGGAAGGACGAGCGCATATTCCCGTACAACGCGCCGTCAGTGTCCACGATATTTGCGAGGGCATGCAGGTTTCTGGAGATCGACGACTTGAGGTTCCATGACCTACGACATGAGGCCGCAAGCCGCCTGTTCGAGATGGGCTGGACGATACCACACGTCGCCGCGGTGACAGGTCATGCCACGTGGCAAAGCCTTCAGCGATATACCCATGTTCGGCAGACGGGTGACAAGTACAAAGACTGGAAGTGGCTCGATTTCCTCACGCATGGGAAGTCATCATAGCGCGCTCGCGAACGGCTGCTGAACGCCTCGATTCGAGGTATTCGGCGAGGTCTTCAACGTGCACGAACATGGCGGCCTTTTGTGACCGGTCAGACCGGACAATCGGGAATCCCAGGTCATTCGCGCGCGCGCGCCGGTTGAACGTATCCTCAGAAAGGTGCGGAAAGAAGTTCAGCCGTACCGTTTCGATGGGCAGCAAAGGCGCATTGAACTGCGCTTCAAGTCTCTTCAGAGTCGAATTCATTTCACACCCCATGCGTTCTTCGTGGTTTCAACCATGCGTTGTGCTGCGTCTGCCATTTACTGCTGCTCTCCAGCTTTCTGAGACAGGGCGGCGCTGAGCTTTGCAACCTCATCCGGGTTCGCGTCGCGCCAGTCCTGCCAGCTTTCATCGGTTAGCTTCCACTTGATCCACTCCGGATGATCCGGCGTTGCGTCGAACGGTTTCTCTCCAGTCAAGCAGCGCTCGCACCGATAGCAGTTGTGCTCGTCGTCGGCGAAGAGGTGGTGCCCGCAGAAATACAGTCCGCACCCATGTTCGCCTCCGTAGGGCTCGCCGCTGCACACGTGCGATAGGCCTCGGTCAATCTTGGCGTTGCAATCTGGGTGATCGCACGTCGCTGGCACTCCGTATCCGATGTCGCGATTCCAGGTGCTGTCAAATCCGATGCTCCAGCCCATCACGCACCTCGCGTTTTCAGGTAATCGATGACCGCTTGAATCCGGTCCCAGCGCGGCACGTCGTATCGACTGCAGGTTTCTCGCGAAGATGCGATATAGGTCTGCTCGGCCTCAAGATCGGCGATCATCTTCTCCGCATCCCGCCCGTCTCCATTCTCAGGAGCGGCGGTGGGAGCGGTGGCAGCGTAGAGTTTCGTACCTACGGGAAGCGCCTCAATATCGGAGTCATACCAGTCGATGGTGGTTTCGATCTCGCCGGGGCCGATAGTCGTGTTTTTCGCAATCCACGCCACCGCCTCTTTCCCTGCTGCCGCGAGTAGAGCGTCGCGCTCGGACTCAAGGGCGGCTATGCGGGCGGATTGCTGCTCGATCAGGTCGATTATTTCCAAGATCGTGGCTGGACTGGCCGCACGAAAGTAAGCTTCGGCCGCGCCAAACTCATTGCCGATCCCGTAGAACTGCACGCCGATTGCCGCGTCGTCGTAGTTGCAGTAGTCGGCCTCAAGTTCGACGGCGCCTTCACCGCCGCAATGCGAACACTCGATATATTTCTGGCCGTCGATTCCGATTTCGATCCTTTCAGAGTTGTCGATATTCTGCGGCGTCGCGGCTTGCGCGGCCTCTTTCAGCCGCTTAATCAGGTCTTCAACCATTATTTGTCTCCTGGGCGAGGGCCGCATCGATATACGCCATGAACAGGTTGTAGCGCCCAGAGTCCATGCATGAACCGGCGATTCGATCTATCTGTGCACGAGATAGCGCCACCTGTGTCTGTGCTGGCTGCGTTGCCGTGGATTGCGTGGATGCGGCGCGCTTCCGGCCACGCTCGCATGCGCACTTAGGGTCAACGCTCATCCCGCAGTTTGTGCAAGGCTCGTCCTGCTTGGCAGATTGCGCGGGCTGTTGCGGGGCGGGGACACGCCGAATGCGATGTTCGTACTTGTCCTTTGTGCGGTCATATTCCTCTTGCGTGACTTCCAGCCAGCCATTCTGGCCGGTGTATGTCTCGTAGACTTTCACCGTGGCATTCTCCACCGGCTCCGCTGCCACCTTTTCGGCGGTGAGTGCGGCGCGGGCTTGCCAGCCGTCCCACATGTCATCGACATAGCCGGATCGGTACGCTCCGGCAATGGTCTGGTGAAGGTCGCGATCGCATAGTCCGCAGTGCGTCTTACACCAATGTTCAAACGCTTCCCGCTCCCCAATCGCCCCATTGGCGGCGTCCTCACCGATAGGCTTAGCGCTGGCAGCGGCGCGGCGGTTCCAGAGTGATATTGCGTCTGCTTCGCTGCTGGCAGGCACGAGATGGACGGACACGAAGCAATCAGCATTCGAGCACTCGACTCG